GCAAAGAGTGCCGGTGTCGGCCCTATCGAGTCGCTGGCGATGAAGGTATCTAAAGCTTCCTCTTATTTGAATGCTGTACCTTTCATTAGTCAATTTACGGCTCCTGTTAAATGGGCTGCTGACATTACCGCTAATGTTGCTTCTGTATTTGGATGGAGTGCACCTGCTAATCTTGAACCTCAACATAGGTTCAAAATTACCAATGCTCAGTATGCTACTAATGTTAACAAGGTTGACATGAGTTTACCTTTGTCCTTAGATGTTAATGCTTCCGTAGTTGCCAAACCTGAGGGACCGGTCGCTGAAGACGAAATGGATGTCGCCTATATGGCTTCCATTTTCTCTTACCAGGATCAGTTTCAATGGGTTACTGGTGCTGCCGAAGATACTAGGTTGGCTATCTATCCAGTAGGGTTGTGGCCTGTTGGGGCTATAACCACTACTCATGGTGGATCGGACTTCCTTAATCTTACGCCAGCCCAGTATTTAGGTACTATGTTCGCTAATTGGCGAGGTTCTGTAGTGTTCCGTTTCAAGTTCGTCAAGACTGAGTTTCATTCTGGAAGAATATCTTTTGACTTTAATCCTGAAACTCGGGATTACATCAGTGCTGCGATTACAGATTCTGTTGCTCCTTATGTTTATCGTGATATTGTCGATATTCGTGATATTACGGAATACACTTTGGAGATTCCATATATCTGTAATGCTCCATATTTATCGACTGATATAAATAATACACAAACCAATAAATTTGGAACACTGGAGATAAGGGTCATTGACCCTCTAGTTGCTCCAGATTCGGTGACACAGGGTATTACTGTTTTAGTCGAGATGGCACTGGGTAAGGATGCTGAATTTGCTGTGTTTGCTAACCAGTATAAAATTACAGCACCCGAGTTCCAATTGCAATCAGGAGAATTCAAGGTTATCGGAGGCATGCAAAGAAGGACTGCTCAACTTGAAACTTCTTCTCTAGCTATTGGGGAGAAAATTACTAATTTGCGTACTCTGGTTAAAAGGTTTGTACCTTATTCCAAGACGCCCAGCTCTACTGGAGCGATATGTACTATTGCTCCTTTCTCTAGTAGTTTGTGCCCTTTTGCCGGAGGATTTGTGTCGTTCGTCAATGTTCCTGATCTCTATAGTTCTCTTAGTCAAGTGTTTGCGTTTTCCAGAGGAGGTGTTAGATTAAAAATATCTTCTAGAAACTCTAGTATAGGTCCTGTTATTGTTAAATATTTCTATTCTCCCATCGGTTACGATGTGGAGGATGTAGTAGTTAACGCAACTGTACCGGAGCCTAATTTCTGGACAGGTGATTACAACTTTATGAATTATGCTAACTACGTCATTGAAAATCTTAGTGATTTCAAAATGGTAGAGGTTAGCGTACCTCAATATTCCAAGGTACATTCTAGAGCTAATATCGCCTATTACACTGGAACCAATTATCCTATGACTCGGAGTCAGAGAGGATTGACTTGTGATACATTTGTTCAGGTTGGAGCTTTTAATCCTGACCTCGGTCCTGCCGGAGTTGAGGCTGCTGCTCCCGTCAAAATTGATGTATTGCGTGCTGGTGCAGAGGATACTAATTTTAGTTTCTTTGTATCAATACCACCTTACGCCACCTCACAATATGGTGGCGTTCCACTCCCTCCTTAGTGAGGGAGTACCGGTGCTGCGTGGCTTTTGGGTTTACCACGTGGAACTGATTCATAACCTCCCACTTGATGGGTTAGAATCGGGCTGTTCTTACAGTTACACATAATTATTCAGAACGTATCTTCATTACTGTCTCATAGTTTGAGGTTGGTACTGACAGTTATTCTGATAGTGTGCAGTTATTCAATTGCTGGAATTTTTAATTGAAAC